CATACATAACGAATATAATACTGCAATCATTGAAAATGTATTGAAACGCCAACGACAAGTATTAAAACAAATCAAAAAGGAAATGGAACAATTTAGACGTTCAACAATTGACCCAAGAACATTTGTTATTCTAGATGATTGTTTATATGACAATACGTGGTCACGTGATAAAATGATGCGATTATTGTTTATGAACGGGAGACACTGGAAGGTGATGTTAATCATCACAATGCAATATCCGTTAGGTATTCCGCCAACTTTAAGAACAAATATAGATTATGTGTTTATTTTAAGAGAACCATATATTGCAAATAGAAAACGTATATATGAAAATTATGCGGGAATGTTTCCTACATTAGAATCATTTTGTCAAGTAATGGATCAATGTACTGAGAATTATGAATGTCTAGTGATAAATAATAATTCAAAATCAAATAAATTACAAGATCAAGTTTTCTGGTATAAAGCAGATTCACATAATGATTTCAAATTGGGTTCTAAAGAGTTCTGGGAATTATCTAAACAATTAAATGATGATGATGATGAGGAACAATATGACCCAAATAATGTCAAAAAGAGAGGACAAGGACCTAAAATATCAGTAAAAAAATCAAAATGGTAAAAGAATGATGTAGATAAATTATATTAATTAATATAATTTATTTATGAATTATTTATGAATTATTTATGAATTATTTATGAATTATTTACATTTTATTATTTAGTAACAAATGGACCACTAATTAATTCAGATCTACCATTATCAGTCTTACCTGTAATAATATTATCACCCTCAAACATTTCACTACGAATGTCGGCAACTGAAATACTTTCTTGTTCTTGTAATTTTTCTTCTTGTGTCATTCCGACACCAATCAGATTTCCATCATCATCGAGTGTTTGTGTAATAACATTACCTTGTTTCTCCGCATTTTTTTTATTGTCATCAATTGCCTTTTGTTTTGTTTCTTTAATACGTTGTTCAAAAGCAACTTTAGCATCTGATTCATTCTTTTGCTTTTCAGAAGCAAGTTGGTTTAATTCTTCTTCTAGATATTCAACTTTTCCTGTTTTATATGCCTCAGGGTCCCAACATAACCATTGACCAACTGGTCCTACAAAAATATCAAAACTAGGATCTTGTTCGCGTAATAACTTGGCACGTAATTCTGCCTCCTCCTGTGTTGCGAAATTACCTCGTGATTTAAATCCACGAACTGATGTTTGAAAATTATATTTAGCATTAAATCGTTTTTCCAATGCTTCTTCTTCACGATCTATAAATGTCTTATAATCGTCTTCAATTGATGAATTTATAATTGTTTCACGTTCATCTTGAATAAATCCTTCATAATCTTTCATTATATCTTCAAAAATAAGTTTATATTTAAATGACACGAAATTTAAAAATTGTGAAAATTTTTCCATTGATTTAGACAATTCCCACTTCTTTAGGAATTCTTCAAAGAAAAAAATCTCTTTTTGTTTCAAAATTTTCTCTGGAGTAATAAATGAATAACATCCAAATGATTGACCTGCGATCGACTTGTCTACGTCTAGTAAATCAACATATTTAGGATTCGGTTTGCCTGATTTTGTATATTTTCTTTCATATGATGTTTTTTTTACAGAACTAATTTTAGAGTGACTCATGTATACATATAATTAAACGTTGGTTTTAAGTCTGTATTTTGTATTATTAATTAAAATTATTAATTTAATTTAATTTAATTTAATTTAATTTAATTTAATTTAATTTAATTTATTTTATTTTATTTTCTGTCTTATTTATATATAATGCCAATGTTTAATGTTGCCGAGCTTATTAAGCGTGTTATTAAGTATCTTATCGAAGGTTTAATGGTTTCTATTGCCGCATTCGCTATCCCAAAACGTTCTTTAAATCTTGAAGAAATTGCATTAATCGCGTTAACTGCTGCCGCAACTTTTGCTATTTTAGATACATATATCCCTACAATGGGTGTAGGTGCTAGAAGTGGTGCTGGTTTTGGTATTGGTGCGAATTTAGTTGGATTCCCTGGAGGGTTATAAATTGATACTTTGGATAAAAAAGTAACACATTAAAAATTATATATAGTTAATGTATTATATGAGTAAAAATAATAAAAGGAAAAGAACTACGACAACGACAACAAGTAGTTCATATGATAGTGGTTATGATGGAGATAATAGTATAGATTCATCTACAAATTCATCTCCAGATTCATTTGCCAATTCATCACCAGATTCATCACCAGATTCATCACCAGATTCATCACCAGATTCATCACCAGATTCAGATTCATCTACAAATTCATCACCAGATTCATCATATGGGTCATATGGGTCAAATGGGTCATCGTTACATTTATCAGATTTAGACGTAGACGATTTACACGTAAATAATTACGAAGAATCCAGTAACACTACAAATGAAAGTAATAATTCCATATACTTTAATAATAGTAATAGTCCATGGTCTGGAATGTCAGATAGTGATTATTCAACAAATGATGATGATCATAATTATTATATCGTAATGGGAGGTAAAACTAACAAATCAAGAAAATCAAGAAAATATAAAAAATCAAGAAAATATAAAAAATCAATAAAGTCTAGAAAATCTAGAAAATCAAGAAAATCAAGAAAATCAAGAAAATCAAGAAAATCAAGAAAATATAAAAAGTCTAGAAAGCATTAAAAAAATGATACAAAGATATAATTAGAATATGTATTATTATGGAAAATAATACATGTCCAAACAACTGTCAAGAAGACGATAAAGTAGATAATAAAAGTTGTCTAATATGTTGGAATAAAATTGTAGACAAAATATGGGTAAAATGTGTGCGATGTAATATAACGTTACACACCCAGTGTTGTGATACAGATGGAAAAATAAATAACAGAACTTATTGTTTATGTCCACATTGTAGGCGCGTAGGTTCATTAGGAACTATGTATAACTTCTAATTTTTTATTAGATTTTTCTTGATTTCCTACTCTTTTTGTTACGACGTGTTTTGTTACGACGTGTTTTGTTACGACGGGTTTTATTACGTTTTCTTCCACCTCGATAATGTGCTTTTACATGCCCAAATTTTACTTCTATCTCACCATCTTTACTAGTAAATTTTTGTTCTGTATTATCAGTATACTCCACCAGCATATTGTCTTTACCAGGTTCACCCTCCAAATCTAATTTAGTTATACCCTTTTTGATTGTACCGTCAGGAAAACGAATTTCAAGTGATGTGTCTGGATATGGTCTCGCATCTAAAAATTTTCTTTTTATAAATTTGTCAGATCCGTATACGATGGGTTGAAGTGGTAATATTTGAGATGGTCTCGAGGAACCTAGTCCACCACCCGTTAAACTAGCAATTAACCGATCCATTATATATAAACTTAATATTATATTTATTTAAAAGTCTATATGGTCTAATATATTTTTGCTAGACTTTTCTTAAAAGTCTATATATATTTTTGCTAGACTTTTCTTAAAAGTCTATATGGTCGGTATAAATTCCCAATCCAATTGAATACACATTTTTTTCCATGTCTCATCTTGTTCTATCAATTTTTCTCTATCTTTTAGTTTAGGTATATCATCTAAATATTGGTCTTCCCCTAATAATTCACAAAATTTATAAAGAACATAATAATAATTAAGAAAATTTACACGATGGTCGGGGCAAGTTTTTGCGTAAGGTGATTGAATTTCCATAAATAAATTACATAATGTTTCTTCCAATTCATTACTAAAAACAGGTGGTTTGATGCCTAATTTATTTTTAATAAATGCGATATGTTCATAATATTTATTAAATCCTAATTTTTTTAGAATTTCTTTAGTTTTATAATGATTTAAATGACTTAAATTAATGCGTTCTTTTTCAATCTGTAAATTAAATTGTTCAATAACTTCATCAGGTATTTGTGTTGTTTCTTTGCCTTGAAATTGTGCTAAAATTTCTTTGAAATGGTTAATCTTTTTATAAGCGTAAAAGCATACTTCTTTGGGAGGTTCTTTATAAGATGGTTTTTCATTTTCGATTAAATATGCTGCGTTTACAGCACAAGATGTACAAATAAGTATACCTTCTTCATCAATTGGAACAAGTTCCCCTTTAAAACAATTCTGACAAATATCAGATTCTATTATATAGTAACTCATATCTAAATAACTATTATCAATATTGGTTAGATATTTTTGAACTATATTCTGATTACTATGTTCATTAATATTTTCATTAGTATTTTGCATTTTAAAAAAATTAAATAATCTTTGATTTTTAGTAAGAGTTTGTTTATCACCTTCAATATCTTTTTTATTCTCAAAATATTCAAAAATATATTTTGAATTATCCAATAAATAGTTATTTTTTTTACATTTTAATTCTTTAAGTGTGTCATTGATTTCATTCACTCGGTCTTTCATTTCCATTATTTGTTCAATTGAATAATTATTGCTATTATTGCTATTCTCCAATTTTATATTTAATTGAGAACGTTCATCTTTTAATCTAGGCATAACATCAATTTCATTTTTAGTAAATTCATTAAGAAATTCATTATGTTTGCCATCTAATGTAGTAGTATATTGTTTATAATTTTTTATTTTTTTGGCACTCTTAGGTTTAAAACTAGGCATTATAATATATTATATACATTCTTATAATATATTTAATTAGTAATTTGTTAAATGTATATTTTAGTAAACCTTTAGACAAAATGATTTTTTTTTGTATAATTTTTTAGTTAAAACATAAAATTAAGTTTCAATTGTTAGATTAATGGAAATAGGAATTAAAATAAATGGAGAAGATAAACAATTAGCATTAAGCAATCCTAGGTTTCAAAAAATGGTTTTTTTATACAATGCTTTAGATAACGGATGGGCGATAAAGAAACGCAAAGATTCATACATTTTTACAAAAAACCATGAAGGTAAAAAAGAAGTATTTAATGATTCATATTTATCCATATTTATCAAGGATAGCGCAAACATTAATAATATTTTATCGTGAATAGTAGGTATATAATTAATTTAATTAAATTTAATTAAATTAAATTTCAGATTTTTTTTCTTTAGCAATTATATAACTAACAATGGGAGGTGGATTAATGCAACTCGTAGCTTATGGCGCACAAGACGTTTACCTTACTGGTAACCCACAAATTACTTTCTGGAAAGTCACATATCGCAGATATACAAATTTCGCAATTGAATCAATTGAACAAACATTTAACGGACAAGCAGATTTTGGACGTAGAGTACAATGTACCATTAGTAGAAATGGTGATCTTGCTTACAGAACATACTTACAAGTTACATTACCTGAAATCAATCAACTTATGGGTGTAGGTGGTTCTATGAACGGAAACGGTTCAGGTGTTTATGCTCGTTGGTTAGATTACCCTGGAGAACAAATTATTGCTCAAGTTGAAGTAGAAATTGGAGGTCAAAGAATTGATCGTCAATATGGTGATTGGATGCACATCTGGAACCAACTTACTATGACTACTGAACAACAACGTGGATACTTCAAAATGATTGGTAATACTACCCAACTTACCTTCATCACTGATCCATCATTCTCTGATGTTGATGGACCTTGTGATTCTTTAGCACCTCGTCAAGTTTGTGCTCCTCGTAATGCTCTTCCTGAAACTACTTTATACATTCCTCTTCAATTTTGGTTTTGTACCAATCCTGGACTTGCTTTACCTTTAATTGCTCTTCAATACCACGAAGTCAAGATCAATCTTGATATCCGTCCTATTGATGAATGTTTATGGGCTGTTACTACTTTAAGTTGTAACACTGGTGAAGAATCTGCTCAATCAAATGCTTCCGGTTATGCTCAACAACAATATGCTCCAGGACGTCCTGTTCCTGCTGCTATCGCATACAATCAATCTCTTGTTGCTGCTTCATTATACGTTGATTATATCTTCCTTGATACTGATGAACGTAGAAGATTCGCACAAAACCCTCACGAATACTTAATTACTCAACTTCAATTCACTGGTGATGAGTCTGTCGGATCCTCATCTAACAAAATTAAGTTAAATTTCAATCACCCTGTTAAGGAATTAATCTGGGTTGTTCAACCAGATCAAAACGTTGATTATTGCTCATCTCTTGTTTGTGATGCTCTTTTATTCAAAGTTTTAGGTGCTCAACCATTCAATTATACCGATGCTATTGATGCTTTACCAAATGCTATCCACGCTTTCGGTGGACCTGCTGGAATTGCTGAAGATAGTAGAGCATTCATTGATGCTCGTGGTCTTTTCAAAGATGCTGGAGCTGTTGATATTAACAATGGTGCTGATTTCACTGGATACTGGCACGGAGACCAAAACCCATACAATCAAATGAATGCTGGTGGTAACGCTGTTCCTGTTTCTGACGCTGCTGTTGATGGTATGGATGCTGCTCTACTTGCTCAATTACAAGATTTATCATCTGGTCACAAAGACAACTCTGGTGTTTCTGATGCTGGAACATTCGTTCTTTCTGAAGCATCTATTGATATGCATTGTTGGGGTCTTAACCCAGTTGTTACTGCTAAGTTACAACTTAACGGTCAAGATAGATTCTCTGAACGTGAAGGTTCTTATTTCTCTTGGGTTCAACCATACCAAGCACACACACGTTGCCCTGATGAAGGTATCAATGTTTATTCTTTTGCCTTAAGGCCTGAAGAACACCAGCCTTCAGGCACGTGTAATTTCTCCAGAATTGATAACGCTACTTTACAATTAGTTCTTTCCAACGCTACCGTTGAAGGTACCAAAACTGCTAAAGTCCGTGTCTACGCAACCAACTACAACGTTCTTAGAATTATGAGTGGTATGGGTGGATTAGCATATTCAAATTAAATATAGTGTTACGATATGTCGTCTCATTATTTTTTACTGTGATTTAATAATTAAACCATTAGGTTTTTAATTATTAAAGCAACAAACAAGTTACTTTACCAATGGGTAAAGTAAAAAACAAAAAATTACATAAATATACAATTAATAATTTTATGATTAATAATTTCTTTTGAAAATAAAACTTTATTTATTTCTTTCATAACAATTGATAAATCAAAACAGTTATCATTTGGATTAAATCTTATAATAGTATTTCCTTCCAATAATAAATATTGTTCTCGTGTTTTTTCATATATTACATCTCTATCATCGTGGTTATTTTCATCACATTCAATAATCAAATTATACAATGGGAAATACAAATCAACTATGTATTTTCCTTTTCCACATTTTCCGTTGTTAAATATATATTGTCTTTTCGTATTTATTACACCATTAAATGAATTTTCAATAAATCCAATTGTTTGATTTTCTAAACTCATTATTATATTTACATTAGGGGTATTTATTATAACGGGCAAATATCTATTTTGTAAATTATAACAGTTTAATATTAATTCAAAAACGCTTTCAGTAATTTCATAATTTATTTTATTATGTCCACCGTGTTGATTAATTATATAATTACCTTTATTCTTTGTGTAATGAACCTCTGCTTTAAAATTTTTTTTAAGATACCGAACTATGCCATGTTTAGTAGTTTTAAGTGCCGGCACTAATTCTTCTATATTTCTATTGAATTCTATTTTATCCATAATATATTATTTTGAGTTTATTATGTAATTTAATTTTATAATCAATTTTATTATTAATACTGATTATAAAAAATAATGGCATCCCATTACTATATAAAAATGGCGTAGGACAATTCAACACCCAACACAATTTAGTGCGAGAATTTAGTTGTAAATATGAATGTATAAGAGAACTGAAAATCAGTGATAAAACATTAACCAAATCATTGAAAAATAATATCCCATATAATAACCATTATTATAAAGAATTAGGCAGTAAAATACAATGTTTATGAAAAAATAAATCTATTATCTATGATAATATATCATATATAACGAACATATTATCAATATAGCAACGACAACAATATACCACATATAATATATTGTTGTTTTTTATTTTTATATTGTTTTACAAGTTGGTAAAAAAATTGTATTAAAATTTACAATTTGTTGTAATAATATAATATAATGTTATCTATGTCCCACCATTCTTCCATTGATAAATCATTAGGACCATCAAATTCATCTTCATCAATATCAGCACATTTTTCACCGATAAAATACTCAAATCCTTTTTGTGTAATAATATTATCTTCATCTGTGTCTTCTTCTTCACCATCAATTTCATTCAATATATCAATATGATATTTAATAAATATTCTCACATTTTCGTACCATTGTTTATTTTTATCCGTTATATTATTGTATATGTGACCTATAGTTTCAAAAATACGTTCTAATTTATTATGTATTTCCAACACTTTGACTTCATCTAATGTCATAATGTCGTTAAATGTCATGACTTCATCTCTTATTAAGTCATCGCATAATGTCACACTATCATTTTTATGTATAGTTGATGTTGGTTTAGACATACTTTCCCAAATGTCAACCTTATCTAGAATAGATTTAAGTTTTTGGTCTTTAATATATTCATCTTCTTCATCATCATCTTCATCTTCTTCATCTTCATCTTCTTCATCTTCATCATTATGAATCCAACCATTATCATAATCATCGTCAGAGTCAGGTATTTCATCATCAGGAAGATCATCAGGATTTTCAATTTCTTCAATAAACTCATCATATGAACCCGTCTGATTCTTAATATAATGAGTTGCTTTCCAACCATGTGATGTAAAATGTTTCTTTTTTCGTCTCCAACAATTATCACAAATCCAATTTTCTTGTTTACCAGTGTAACCTCTTCTAATAATATAATAACTATCACTAACATCCGCATCTCTGCAACAAACATCACACATCATTAAATCCGGAGCATTTCTATCATAAATAGCTAATGCTTTGTTATTCTTAACCACTGTATTTGGTAAATTTGTTTTTTTTATAAAGTTCATATTTGTTTTATAATATATAATATAACATTTTCTTATTTTCTTATTTTATTTCAATTTTTTTTATATTTATATA